AAGGACTATACCGAGACAGAACTTGTCGCAAGCCGAGTTGCCGCCGCCAAAATGGGTTTCTTCACCAGCGAGGGTAGCGAGGATTTCGAGGGCGAGGACGACGAGGTTATGACCACGCAAGAGGCAAAACCCGGCACCTTTGATTACTTACCGCCTGGAGTGGATCTCAAGACGTTTGACCCACAAAACCCGAATGCTAATTACCCCAATTTTACTAAGGCTGTTCTTAAAGGTATAGCCTCAAGTGTTGGCGTTTCCTATTACTCACTTACCGGTGACCTGGATAGCGCGTCATATAGCGCCGCAAGAAGCGCAGCCCTGGACGAGAGAGAGACTTTTCAAGACTTGCAAAACTTTGTTGTTGAGCGTTTTTGCCAGCCCGTTTACGAGCAGTGGTTGGAGTCAACACTACTCAACAATGTTATCGGTTTCCCTATGGAGCGATATGAGAAGTTCGCTGATATAGAATGGCGCAAGCGTAGCTATAGCTTTATTGACCCGAGCAAGGAAACTCAAGCTATTAAAATGCAACTTGACTATAAGCTAAAATCCCGGACTGAAATTGTCAAGTCAATGGGTCGTGATATCGACGATGTTATGGACGAGATTTCCGAAGAACAGCAAGGCGCTGAAAGTAAAGGGGTTATGTTGGCTATTGAAAAGGCGCCCACTCAGAAGGATGTTGAGTCAGAAGAAGAAAACGCATAAATAAGGTGTAGCATGGACAAAAATTTGAATTATAGATCGGTCGTTTTTGAAAGGAAAGCGGTCGATGAGGATAAGAGAACAGTAGAACTTGCCTTTTCCAGCGACAGAGCTGTTGATATGGGCGGGTTTTTTGAGATCCTAGGGCATGGACCCGAAGAGATCGATTTAGGATTTATGGGGTCTGGTCGTGCACCGTTTCTGGTGGACCACGATTTGCATGAACAAGTTGGCGTAGTTGATACAGTCTCCGTAGATAACGGCACCGGGCGTGCGGTTATACGGTTAGGCAACTCAAGCAGAGCCGAGGAAATTTGGGCGGACATTAAAGATGAGATACGCCTGAATGTCTCCGTTGGCTATCGTGTTGAGAGTTTTACCGAAATGGACGATATTGACGGGAAACCAGCAATAAGAGCCACGCAATGGGAGCCACTAGAGATTTCCAGCGTGAGCATACCAGCCGATACGACAGTAGGTGTCGGAAGGGAATTTAAAACAAAAAATACGGAGACTATTCCAATGACTGATGAAACTAAGACCGAGACAGTAGATGTCGCGGCAATTGAAAAAGACGTTCGTTCCAGCGAACTTGCCCGAGTAAAGGGTATTATGGGTATTGCCCAGCGCTTTGGACTTGACAAGGACGCCGAGAATTTCGTGAATGGTAATAAGACTGTTGACGAGTTCCGGGCTTATGTTCTTGATAAGGTAGAGACTAAACCAGAAGCCACTCCAGAGACTCGCAAGAGCCCCGTGGAAGGCGATATGCCTGATCCCGAGATTGGGCTGAGCGACAAGGAAAAGCGCGACTACAGCGTTCTCAAGCTTATTAGAGCGCAGGCTTTTGATGAGCCCCGTTTCCGCAAGGAAGCCGGTTTGGAAATCGCCGCTAGTGAGGCAGCCGCACAGAAAATGGGTATGACCCCGCGCGGACTTGTTGTTCCATGGGATATTGCTACTCGTGACCTGGTAGTTGGCACCGATACCGCAGGCGGTAATACCGTAGCCACTAATCTGTTGCCTGGAAGCATGATTGAAATGTTGAAAAACATGATGGTTCTCAATAGGTTAGGAGCACAGACTCTTGACGGTTTGGTTGGGGATATTGCTATTCCTAAGAAAACCGGAGCAGCGACCGCCTACTGGGTAGCAGAAAATGGCGCCCCGACGGAGAGCCAGCAGACTATCGGACAGGTAACCGCTAGCCCTAAGACCGTTGGCGCGTATACCGACTACTCGCGTAAGCTTTTGCTACAGTCTAGCATCGCCGTTGAGCAGTTTGTTATTCGCGATCTGATGGAACAGTTGGCTATCGAGATTGACCGAGCCGGACTTTACGGTTCTGGCGCATATGAGCAGCCTCTTGGTATTTCCGGCACCACCGGTATTAATACCGCCGCAACTTTTGCCGCCGCTGTCCCGACGTTTGCTGAGGTAGTTTCCCTGGAGACGGCGTGTGCTGTTGACAATGCAATTACTGGCACCACCGCTTATCTTACGGACGCCACTACTCGCGGCGGGCTGAAGACTAAGCCGAAAGACGCCGGTTCTGGTTTGTTTGTCTGGGAAAACAATGAGCTTAACGGCTATCCCGCATACGCCTCTCAACAGGTTGTTGCCGGTGATCTTTGGTTCGGTTCCTGGCGCGAGCTTATCATGTGTTTCTGGGGAGCCCTGGACATTCTGGTTGACAAGTATGCCCTTTCCACTTCCGGTGGAACTCGCGTAATTGGCTTCCAGTCTTGCGACTTCGCAGTTCGCCAGCCCACGGCATTCATCGTAGAGAACGATACCGCCTAAGCCACTGACTAAGTGAGACTTGACCCCCCTTTACCGGGGGGTTATACCTTTAGGAGACACAATGCTTTACAAAGTAATCAAAGGCACGGTAATCAATAAAACCCCACAAAAAGAAGGGGATTTTGTCAATTTGGACAAAGAACGCAATGCCGCCGATATATCATATCTGGCGGGCATTAACCGTATTGTTCCAGCCTCCCCTGAGGAAGTCATGGAGCAGATGGACGCGGTTGCCGAGGCACCTATTCCGGTAAACCGGGAAGAGCCCCTGAAAAAGCGCACCCGTAAAAGGGCAGCCACAAAATGATGGACCTTGACGACGATCTTGACGCAATGCTATCCACGGACGAGTTTGCCGACGAAATCACTTTACCGGACCTATCGGTAATCAATGGGATTTACGACACAGACTTTATCGAAGTGGACGACGACGGGGCAATGGTAAGTTCCTTTCAGCCGAACGCACTTGTCAAGACCTCTGATATATCCAGTCTAGCAATAGGCAATGATATTACTATCAATGGCACGACATACGATGTCCGGGACATACAGCCCGACGCAAAAGGATCGAGCCTACTAATTCTTTATGAACAATAAATCACTACGAGCGGCTACAGTCGCTTTACTTGACGGCAATACCACTGCAACTGATAAGGTTTATAATTCAACAGTATATCCTAATATAGTTGATGATTTGCCCGCCATAAACATTACGACGCCAACTGTCGCAGTAGAAAATCTAGACCATTTAGCCGAAGCCGGAGCACAGAGAATTACCTTACAAATTGATTGTGTGGTAGCGGCACTGGATGGGGCAAACGACGACTTGGACGATTTAGTGGAGAGCGTAAAAACCCTACTTTTTACAGAGTCTTTCGCCGACACGTATGGTCCTATTGAGTCATACGCAATAACAACTACGCCTTATTTGGACGCCGAGAAACCAGTTTTTGTTGGGTCTTTGCAGATTGTCCTTGAGCCTTTCGAAGCTTACTAGGACTACCCTAAATAAGGGATATACGATTTTAAATTAGCTAATTGAAAAGGAGACCAAACAATGGCTGCGAAAAAAGGTAAATTATTTCTATTGAAGGTTGGTTCCGATACGGTTCTGACTTCCAGAAACGTGAGTTTCACAATTAACAATGAACAGGTGGATACTACCACCGCTGGTGAGGGATGGGTTCAATTGCTGGAGGGCGCCGGTATTCAGAGTTTTAGTGCTGACATTTCCGGGCTTTACAAGGATCAGACTTACGAAGCCACTATTAACGGCTATGCTGTGGCAAATTCTATCAACACGTTTTCGATTGTGAACGAGGACGGCGATGACTGGACCGGCACGTTTGCTATTGCCAACTACGGGCGTAGTGGGACCCATAATGGCGCCGAGGAGTATAGCTTTACCCTGAACAGTTCTGGTGCCGTAGTCTATACCGCAGCCGTTTAATGAACGAATACAAGAACGATATTAAAGTAGCCGTTGGTGGGGTGGAGTTTGTTCTTCGCCCCACGTTTGGATGTGTCGCCGCTATTGAGGCGGAGACCGCTAAACCCCTACTGAAACTTGCCGAAGAAATTGGCAACAACACAATTACGGCAATTGAAGTCAAAGCCATAATTAAGGAAGGGGTCAAGGCTAGCAAAACGTTTACGGGCGACGAGCCTATTGAACAGGCTATTATGACGCAAGGACTTGCTAGCACCGCTTATGCCTTAATTGAGTTTTTTAACCGAGTCTTTTATGGAGCCCCAGAGGAGCCCCAGGACGAGGTAAAAAAAAGTCCAGTGAGTTAGACCTAGGTGGCTATTACGGGCACGCAGTGGCTCATTTAGGGCTACAGCCGGACCAGTTTTGGGAGTTGTCCGTAAGAGAGTTCTGGCTTATCCACAAAGCCAAATTTCCGGAAAAGGAAAACAATAGCGACGAGCCCTACTTTGACGCCGACGAAGAAGCAAAACTGGAAATGATGATAGAGCGAGAAAGGATTAAGGATGGCAAGTAATATAGGAAACCTACACGCCAAAATTACGGCGGACGCTGGTAAATTCTCGCGCGAAATGAAGCGGGCTGAAAAAGATGCCCAGGGTTTTGTTGGAACTACTAAAAAGGGGTTTACCCAGTTATCCGGGAGTGTCAAGGCACTAGGTGGAGTGTTTACCGCAGTCCTTGCCGGGACTGTAGTTAGCGCCGTAAAAGAAGCTATTGACGCAATTGCTCAAGTGGGCACAGCCGCCGAAGCGCTAGGTGTTGACCCACAAAAACTACAACAATTGCAGGGTGGACTTGCAAAAATCGGTATTCGAGCCGATGAGACTACCGATATACTCCAGACCCTTAACGAACGCATGGCGGAAGCCGCCGAGGGTGGGAATGAAACCGCTACCCGTTTCGAGGTATTAGGGCTCAATGTCACCGACGCCTCCGGGAAGATGAAATCCGCCGACCAAGTGTTGTTGGAAATCGTTGATTCTCTAGGACAATTCGCCTCCGAGTCTGACAGATCCGCATGGCTAACTGAGGTTCTAGGAGACCAAGCCGTAAATCTAGCAAGTCAAGCCGACGAGGGCAAAGCGGGTATAGAGCGCTTAACCGAAGGTGTCAAGGCGCACTCCGACGCAACTATTGAAGAAGCCCAGAAACTCAAAAAGGAATATCAAGCCCTGACCAGCAGCCTAAGTAAGTGGTTCCAGGGCATGGCAGTTGATGTTGGAAAAGCATTTAGGACCGTTTGGGAAACAGGCGTTTACGCAATTAATACGTTGCGAGGCGCCGCTGGTGAAGTCAAAAAGATTGTTGACAAATCAATACAGGGTCAAATTGAGGCAAATCACGCATGGCAAAAATCAATACGCGAGTCTATTGCAGCCGCCGATGGTGATATTGAGGCAATAAAAAAACTTAACGAAGTAATGAAATCGGCAACAGCGCAACACGCCGAGCTTACTGCCAAAAAGAAAGAATTAGCTAAAGCTGACGCCGACCGGGAAGCTAAGAAAGGTTCTATTGGGTCACTAGGTGCCGCGTTTAAGGACACAGAAGACGAAGCCCGAGCCCGAGATAAAGCCGCAAACAAAGCCGAGTCTGACGCTAGACGAGGGGCAAAAGCAACAGCACGGGCACTTGAACGACAGACCAAGGAATATCAAGCCTTTAATGAAAAGATCGCCTCCGAGCGACAAGCCCTAAGTATTGCCCTTATTGCCACTGAGGAAGAGCGTATACTCGCCGAAGCGGAAGTTAAAAAGCAAGGGTGGCAGAAAGAGCTAGAAGACTTTGAAGGCACTGAACAACAGAAAGCCGAAATCCGCAAGAAGTATGCCCAGTTGTTTGCTGATATAGACGCCGAGGCACAAGCCCAAATTGACGAAATTCGGGAAGAGGAAGTAGCCGAAGTTCAAGAGCATCTTGAACAATTGCGCATGGAACATATCGACTCCGAGGCTGAAATAACCGGAAACCTTATTGCCCAACTAGAGGCACGCCGGGACGCGGAAATCGAAGCCGCCCAGGAAGAACTGGAAAGGCTAAAGGCGCATGGCGAGGCAAAGGAAGAACTTGTAGCCGCCACTGAACAAAAGATTGCCGACATAAACAAAAAGTATGGCAAGGAAATTGCAGAGGAAAACACGAAAGCTTTCGAGCCTATGATAGGCGCAGTTCAAGCACTTGCGACAGACGGCGTCGAGGGGCTTAATAGATTTTTTGACAGCCTGATAAACCATTTAATCGAAGTTGCTATCCGGGAAGCCGCCACACAGATATTCGGCGGAGGCGCCGGTGGTGGTAATGACATTTTTGGACAAATCATGGGTGGCATATTTGGTGGTGGTTTCGGCGGTGGAAGTTCAGAGAGTTTTGTTGCCGACTCGCTATCCGGTTCAGTTGGTTTTGGGGACGCTATTGCCGCACTTCCGGGTTTTGCAACAGGCGGACGACCTACCCCGCACGACCCCGTTGTAGTGGGCGAGAAAGGACCAGAGATCTTTGTTCCTGACAGCGCGGGCACTATCATACCCAACCATAGATTGCCCAGTGTAGCGGCTCCTACAGCCCCTATGGCGACAGCACAAGCCGCGCCCGTTATGGTGCAGCCGATTGTCAATGTTGAAATTGAGAGTAAAGGCACCCCACAAAGGATTGCAAGCCAACAGACAAACCTGACCCCAAAGGGGATCGTGACGAGTATTGTAGTAGAGGATTTAGCAAGGGGTGGACAGATTTCCCAGGCTCTAAATAACACTATGGGCACTAGGAGACGAGTATAAAATGGCTAACCCAACACTACCGATTTATCTGAAATTTATGTCAGAGGGGTTTTCCGAAACTTACCAGGACGTTGTTTATCGATCTGAGTTCGAAAGTGGACCTGATAAGACTGCCCTAAGAAATCCCAGTGCGAAGAATACCCGCTCCGTAAAATACCTTATGGCTAACGGATACCTTGATGCATGGCGAACATGGTATAAGGATAGCGCTAAACACGGCGCCGTTTATATTGATATACCTGACCCCCTAACAGGGACAACCGTTGAAGCCAGAATTATCGGCGGGACAATGACAATTAGCCCGGTGACTCGCAAAGCGACACACTATTACGTTGAGTTCGAGTTTGAGAGTATTCTATAATGGCTAGCCATAGCAGCACTTACAAAAAGAAAATAAACCGCGTAACAGCGGATAGTTTCCCGGTATACGCTCTTGAGATTGACCATGAGGATCTTGCAGTTCCTATAAGAGTTGTCAATAACCACGAGGACTTGACAATTGAAGGGAACTTATATATTGCCTTTAATTTCCGGATAAACCCACCGGACGATACCGAGGACGGATTGCCCAAAGCTCAACTGGAAATGGACAATGTTGGCTCGCTCGTCATGGGCTGGCTAGAAACCGCGCAAGGTGGATACGGCGCAACTTGTCGCATAATGGAAGTTTATCCAGAAACCGCCCACACAACCATAGAGTGGGAAATGACAATGAACTTACAAAACGTTTCCGCGACCCCACTTCTTATTCAAGGTGACTTGGGTTTCGAAGACATATTGAACGTCCCAGGCATCGGTTACAGTTATGTTCCCCACTTGGCTCCCGGATTGTTCACCAACTAAAATGGCTCACTGGACTGAAAAATATGTTGGCAAGCCCTACATAAAAAACGAATACGATTGCACCCATTTAGTTCTCCAGGTTTTGCAAAATGAATTTGGATTTACCCATGAACTCCCCACAGAGAGGGTAGATAGCCCTTTCGGTTTATCCGCACTGATTGACCGCTACAAGGAAGAACTCGCCGTTAAACTTGACAAACCACAAGAGGGCGCCGTTGTCCTATTAAAATGCCGGGGTAGAATAAACCATATCGGGATCTACACGGTAATCAACAGAGTCAAGTATATAATTCATAACCTAAAACCCACTGGATGTGTGTGTATTCACAAACTCCGAGAGATGAAAAAATACGGAATGGAAGTTGAAGGGTTCTACACGTTTCAAACCTAAATAAGGTATAAACGTGATAGGACCACAAAATGACCCAAACTGTATATTCGCCGCACCCGCTATTTCCCACTAAAGATCGAGAGTATGTAAACTTCGAGACTGATACTCTCGATATTCCGGCAATACTCGAACAATTAGAAATTCACCCTGATAGACGCCCCGTTGTTGTCCAGGTAAATGACGAAATTGTTCCGCAAAATCAATGGGAAACCTATGTCCTAGACCCCAAAGACCATATTAATGTAAGGGCTATTGTCGAGGGCGGCAAGGGCTCAAACCCCTTAATGGTGGTATTCTCTATTGCCCTTATGGTAGCGGCACCGTATGCCGCAGCGGCACTGACGGGAGCGACAAGTGGTTTCGCTTTTACAGCGGTAAAAGCTTTCGTGATGATTGCCGGGAAGCTCTTAATCAGCGCTATGTTCCCCCCAACTACGCCTAAGCCGATTGAAAACAATACCGAACAGGCTAGCCCCACTTACAGTTTATCGGCGGCGAGAAACGCTAACAGACCCTATCAGCGTATGCCGCTAGTGGTGGGCACTCATAAAGTATTCCCCGACCATGGGGCGACCCCATGGACAAACTATGAGGGCGAAACTTCCGGGGGCGACGCGGGCGGCGAAGTCTCAATGTATCTTTACCAGATATTTAATTTCGGTTTAGGTGACCTATCCTATGGACCGCTCAAAGTGGGGCAAGGTTTATTGTCCGACTATACCTTTTATGAGACACAATATTCCGACCCACTGGTAGAAAATAATATTACCCTATTCCCCACGAATGTTGACACGGTCACCGGTGGTAGAATTGACCAGGCAGACGGCTCCGTAAACCGCACAAGCTCGACGGACACTGTCGCACTAGGCGTTGATATCAGTGGGCAACTGGTAAGGATTGATAAGGAAGACGGCTCCTCCAGACCACTCAGTATTGACGTAGTAATTGAGTATAGGGACGTTGCCGGTGGCGGCTGGTCTCCTATTGGCGACACGACTATTGTTACGCTAACTCACGACTCGCGCAAAACTTTTAGGGCAAGCTTTAAGAAGAATGTTCCAAAGGGGCAGTATGAGGTTCGTTGCGAACGCCTCACCTCCGATTTCAGCGAAGCCGATAAACTGGCAAACCTAAATTGGGACGCCCTTAAATCCTACCAGAATACCGAAGCAAGCGGAATTCACCAGAATAAACTCGCCCTGAAAATCAAGGCGACCGCACAGCTCAATGGGGCTATGGACACGCTCAATTGTGTCGTTAATCAACAGATCCCGGTTTACGACGATATACTGGAAACGTGGAGCAAGGGCACTAGCTCAAACCCGGCATGGATTTACCTATGGCTTTTAAGGGGACTCAAAGACGCCGATAACCACAAAGTTTTTGGGGGTAATGTTCCGGATAGCCAAATCGATATTGACGGAATTATCGAGTGGGGATTGTGGTGTGAAACCAACAACTTAGAATGCAATTACGTTTTTGACCAGAATACCTCTTTGTTGGAAATGTTGTATATCGTGACCCGTTGCGGGCGCGGCACCCCCACTTGGAGTGCGGGCACTGTTGGCGTTGTCTATGACCGGGAAGATAACCCGGTAAGTCAAGTGTTCGGCATGGCGAATATTATCCACGATAGTTTCGAAATCAATTATACCACGGAAAATCTAGCCGACGAAGTTGTTGTCAAGTTTATCAACAAGGACCTGAATTATCAGCCTGACGAAGTTCGCAAAGTTGTTCCCGGTGTTGTTATCCCCGAGAGGACTGTTGAAGTTGAAATTGCCGGGGTAACGAACGAAGATCAAGCCGGGCGAGAGGCAAACTTACTTGCGGGCAGACAGTATTATCATAAACGCCGCGTAATATTCCAAACAGACGCGGAGGGGCGCACCGTTGACCGGGGCGACGTAATACAGCTCTCCCATAATCTCACAGCATGGGGTAGTTCTGGGCGTTTAGCGGCGGGCGGCACTACTACTGTCCTAAAGCTCGATAAGGATATTGAATTTACCCCGGCAACACAACCATGGGTCCACTTGAGAGCCCCGGACGGCACAAGCTATACCCGTCAAGTTGTTAACGGCACCGGCGAAACCGATACCATTACCCTGACTCAAGCATTACCCGCCGACCCTGATACAGACGGCGCCGAGAACTGGCTATGGATTTTCGATCCAGACAGTGTTGCTGGTAAGTCAATGAAGGTAGTTGCAGTTAGCCATATTGATGAAAAAACTGTTGAAATTCAAGCAATTGACGAATATCCGGAATACTATGCCGGGGAGTCTGGACAGTATATCCACATAACCACTGATTTCTATAATGGGGAACTAGCCACGGTTTCCAATTTACAATTTACCGAGGATTTTCTGGGAATCAACAAACCCTTGCGCCTTAACATGGAGTGGGACCTGGAGAATGCCCGAGGCGTAAATGTAAGAATTAAAATCGGCACTGGTCTTTGGGAAGACCGGGGGCAGATCTTTGGAACTTCCTTTAGCGAGCTTATCAATTATGACTATGGGCGGGGCGACCCCCGGACAGTCACGGGGGAACTTACCGCTATTGCCGTTGTTGTTCTCAAAAACGCCGGTGGGCAAATTACCGATACCCATACAATCAATGCAGACGGCTCACTTACTGGAGCCACGGACGACTATCTATACCGAGTGTCTGGACTTGAATTATACGGTGGAGCCAATGATACTGAGTTTGTTGGAAAAGACGCAGTCTTTGTTTGGCGCCGGGCTAACAGTGTTGTATATGACCCAGATCTTAATGCTGGTAACCCCGGCTCCTTTGTATTCCTGGATTACGAAGTTGTTATCAAAAATCCGGATGGGACGATCCGCAGAACTGAACACGTAAACTACGAGACCTATACCTATACCTACGAAAAAAACTATGTGGATGGGGCGCCGAGTGGTAGTTATGCAGACCGCGCCTTTACCATTGAGGTATATGTCCGGGGCGTTTTAAACGACCAGATAAGCCCCCCGGCAAGGCTATCCGTGAGCAACCCGGCACCAAAAGCGCCGGAGAACATTACCTTTGCCAACACACTGACTACAACTTATATCTCTTCGAAAGAGCCAATTGACCCTGACTTTGAGGGTATTGTTGTTTGGCGATCTGACTCCAGTGGGTTTACCCCCGCCGACGAGAATATGATACATATCGGCACCGGACCTAACGCCGTAATGAACTATGACAATGTTCTGGGGCTCAATATCCCGGCAATCCCCGAGGTATTGTATTACTATCGAGTGGCGCACTATGACGGTTTTGGTTTCGATGACCTTAACTTGTCAATTCAATATTCATACGAAAATGTGCTCATTACGAATGAAGATCTGGATACCCTCCTATCAACCCGTATTGATTTAATTGACGCACCGGAAACCGGACTTGTTGATAAGGTTGCGGAAGTTGAGACGACATTATCGGTCATAGAAAATGATACAGCCAATGCAATTGCAGGCGTTGAAACAAACTTGGCAACAATTACCAGTCACTCGTCTACCTTATCGGACCACGCTACCGAGCTTGCAGATAATGCCGCCGACTTAGTGACGCTTTATACAGATACAGCCGCCAATGCAACCCAGATCGAAATCCTAGAATCCACATTAAGATCTAGCGTTGCAGCCTTTCATAGAAACGATTTTGATACAAACGATCAATATAATGCCTGGACCCAATTAACTGGTAACACTTTGACTCAAATAAGTGATGGGGTGACCGGTGATTATTGTGGATTGTTTACAAGCACTTTGTCGGCTCCGTCTTCTACCGGAACAACTCAAGGAGCTTACATTGAATTATCCACTGACCTTTCAACCGCCTTTATGGGTAGGGCGATAAGGGTATCATTTTACGCCAAAAAACCCGCGACAAATGCCGCCGCAGAATTTGCGGTAGTTTATTCTTCGAGCGCAACTCAAAGTTCAGACTGGCAGAAATTTAATCCAACAACAAGTTGGGAGCGATACGAATTCACTTGGGATGTTCCAGATGGCGTTGCCGATGCCGATTATGTTGCGGTATGGGGTGATACTTCCGGGGGTGGCGACGGGGTATTAATTGACGCACTGATAATTGACCTGGATGTAGATAACGACTGGATAACCCACACTACAGCCAATGCCGCAGCCATTGCGGCTGGCACGGCAAGACTTACGGTTACTGAGGGGCAAATTGCCGCACAGGCGAGCGATATATCAACAATCCAGACAAACGTTTCCAACTTGGATGGTGAAGTTTCCGCCAACACTTCAAGTATAAGCGGACACGCCACGAGGATAACGGCAGCCGAAGGAACAATCAGCACGCATACGAGCCAGTTGTCAAGTATTGACTCTTCTATTACTAGCCTGGATGGCTCAGTAAGCGCTAACACAAGTAATATCAGTGCTTTAGACTCAAGGCAAACGTCTTCCGAGGGGACAATCAGCACACACAGCGGGCAGATTTCCACGATCCAGAGTGATAT